CGTCGCGCTGCGGAGGAAGAACTGCTGCTGCCGGAAGTGCCGCGACGAGGCGATGCACGATGCGGCGGCGGTGGCGAGTGGAGCGGGGTTGCAGAACTCCCACCGCTTCATGTCGAGGATCTTGCGATTGCCGTTCGTTGTTGCCATGTGTCAGGTCACCGAGATGTTGCGGCGCAGATTGTCGGACTGCATGTGCAGCAGCGCCGGCACGTAGTCGTTTGCGGCGAAACCGCCGATCTGCGTCTGATTGGTCAGTGTGCTGACGGTCGTCACCGTCGCGAGCGTCTGTGATCCTGCGATGCTGGCGGTGACGGCAAGGTTGGCCGCCGTCGCTTGCCGCGCTTCCATGATCGGCTGGCCGGATGCGTTCGGAAGCGCCTGGCCGATGCTGCGCGTCAGCGAGTGGACCGCCATGCGCAAGGCCTCGATAGCTTGGAGAAGCTCGCCGTGCGCGGCGACCGGCAGCGGGTTGCCGTTGGCCGTCTCGTGCGCGATGCCGTCGGCACCGTGGATGAGCTTCACGCGCTGGTAGAGAACGCCGCCGATCTCGTCGGCTGCGATCGTTGCGCCGCTTCCCGGCGTGTATCCTACGTTGTCGGCCATGGTCAGACGTACTGGAGGTAGATGTCGCCGTCAGCGCCGCCGGTCGGCGACGCGGTGCCTTCGGAGATGTTGCGGTTGACGGCGGTCTTGAAGCCGAGGTTGGCGAAGTCGGTGGAGGTGGCTGATCCTCCGATTAGCGCGAAGCTGGATGCAGTGCCAAGGATCTCGGAATATCCGCCAGTCGTGTTGTCTCCCAGCAAGACGTAGTTCGCGGATGGCGCCTCGATCTTGGAGTAACGAACAGCGCCGGCCAGGATCTTCGTATGTGTGACGGCATCGTTGGCAATCGTGAGCGCCGTGCCGCCCGCCGTCTTCGTCACGTCGCCCGTGAACGCCGCCGTCTGGATGCCACCGCTGCCAGTGAACTCGATGCCGCCGCCGACCGTCAGCTCCTCGGTGTCGCCGCTGCCCGCCGTGTCGCGCCCAAGCAGCCGATCGGTGGCGATGTTCTGCACCTTGGCGAACGTCACCGCGTCGTTGGCGATCGTCGCCGCGAAGCTGCCCGTGCCGCTGCCGGTCACATCGCCCGTCAGCGTGATCGTCTGGTCGCCGGTGTTGGTGCCCGAGCTGGTGCCGCTGAACGTGCCGCTCTGCGTCGCCAGCGTGCCGAGGCCAAGCGTCGTGCGTTGAGCGGCTGCATTAGCGTCGTCGAGCAGGTCGCGGCCTGCCTGCGTGCAGGTGATCTCCTCGATGTCGCCAGCGCCTGCGGTGCTGCGCCCGAGGAGGCGATCCGTCGCGCTGACGTTCTGGATCTTCGCGTACGTCACCGCGTCGTTGTCAATCGTCCACGTAGCGCCGCCGGCGCTGACCGTGATGTCGCCCTTGTCGCCAGTGGTCAGGCCCGTGCCCGCCGCCGCCACGACCTCCCAGTACGTCGTCCATGAGCCGCCGACGCCCGGCTCGTCGCCCGCGCTGCTCGTGTGGTCCAGGATGCACACGTAGCTGCTGCCACCGTTCCCGACGACCTGCCCGCGATAGTAGACGGTCACGACCACGCTCCTTGGTACTGCGACAGGAAGATGCCGTCGGGGATGGTGCCACCCCACGACCCGGCCCACTGGAGATTGCCACCTGCGCCTCCGCCTCCGCCGCCGCCTGTGGCCCACAGCCGCATGCCGCCATCGGCGTCGCGGGTGACTTCGACTTCCGATGCGCCCGGCGCCTGCGTGCCGTGATTTCCTACGACATTCAAATGGTCCTTCTGCAGCACCACCTTCTCGAAAGTCTCGGTCGCCGGCGCGCCCGTGCCTTGCTGGCCTACCGGGACGAGCTGGTTGCGCAACAGGCGCCGGACGTAGAACTGCGACACCTCGCGCTGTCGGACCAGTCGACGCCGCGAGACGATCGAGGCCGCGTTGGCCTCGAACCCCTCGGGGTTGGCTAATCCGAAGCCGGTCACGTCACACTTCCTCGAATGTGACGGAAGCCTGCCACAGCGTGGTGCCGGTCGGCGCGACCGGGCACCGCATCACAAACGCCTCGGCGCTGCCTGGAGCGAACATCAGTTCCTCGCCGGGAGCCGGCACCCAGATGTAGCCCGTGAGGTTGTTGAAGGCGTCGTCGACAACCGGGGTGAACGTGCCCGCGCCCTCGGCGGTGGCGTTTGTTCCGGCGGTGCCAGCCGCGCCCGCCGTACCGCCGGTGATGCTCGCAGCCGGGTCGCGCTCGCTGTGCTTGGCCAACAGCGGGAAGGTGCCGCCGCCGACGTTCACCGAGGTCAGCGTCGCGCTGAACGCCGACGACTTGCGCCCGAGCTGCACGCGCACCTGCTCACTAGTTGCCGTTCCGCGCTGGCTGAAAGTGCACCGCACGATCTTCAGCGGCGTCGTGGTGTTGGGTCGGATGCAGACAAGCGTCGTCGCCGCGCTCACCGTCAGCGGCCCCGTCGAGATGGTGTAGGTGTAGCCCATGGTCAGATTGTGCCCTTGATGCTCGGCCCGACGCCGTGCTCGCCGATCTGCTGCACGTCGAGGGTGAAGGTGGTACCAGCCGACGGCGTGTAGCCGTCAGCAGACTGCTCGGATGCTGGGTAATCCACCCAGCGGTCGCGGATCGTGTTGGTGCCGGTCAGGCTGGCCGTGATGGTCTTCTGCCGCACCACCCGCTTGCCGCCGGCGTCGTAGATCGTGAATCGGTAGCTCTCGACTGGCTCGTCCATCGGATGCGGCAGCACGGTGCCTAGCGGGACTATCGTCCGGGTCCACTGGCCGACGACCGAGAAGCGCGCGTCAAAGGTGCCCGCCGCGATGCTCTTGGCCACCCACCGCACCGGCAGCGGCACCGCGTTGCGCCGAGGGGTCACGATCTGGATGGCCTCCACGTCGTCGAGGCTCAGGCCGGCGGGCACGATCTTGTAGGCCACCGCGTTGGGCGTCACCTCGCCGGGGAACTCGCGGTAGATCACGTCCGAGTCGAGCATGACCAACCGGCTACCGACGGGCACCTCGGCGCAGGTCGGATAGCCGCTCAGGTCGTAGGGCGCGCTGGTGTAGGTGCCGCGCAGGCCACGGCCCCAGGTCGTCAGCCGGTAGGTGTTGCTGCCCACCGCCGTCACGGACTGGAAAGCCGCAAGCTCGACGGTGCCGTCGGGCCGGATCAGCGCGCACCAGTTGGCCCCGCCGAGCAGCTCGGCCAGCGTGCGTGACTGGAGCTGCTGGCCGGCGTAGGTCGGGAACGTCACGTCGACCGACACCGCCGACGGGTTCAGGTTGCCGTTGTTGACCCATTCGACGCTTTTCCCCTGGGGCAACGCCGTCACCAGCTCGCCCACCTTGGCGCGCTTGGCCGTGATGTCGACGACGTCCCAGGTGGTGCCGTCCTGGCTCTCGTAGATCGCCGCGCCGGCCCACGGTCCGCCGGTGTGGCTAAGGGCGATCTGCAGGCCTGGGCGCAGATTGCGCCCCTCCAGGACCGCAGGGCAGTCCACCAGCACCGTCTCGATGCCCGACGCGCCGCCGACCTGAAGCGGAGGCTGACCCGCCGCCGACTGCACCGGCGAGCCGCCCATGGCGAGGTCGAGGTCCTCGGCAATGCAGGTGACCGACACGCGAAAGTCGCTGCCCACGTCGCGCTGGATGATCCGCCCGAGCTGCGTGCGCCCGCTGTCGTCAGTCCACTCGACGAGGTCGGACTCCAGCAGGTGCAGGTAGTTGACCGGCAAGACGAAGACAAACCGCCGGCGGTTGACCCAGGCGCGGCGCAGCAGCGTTGCGGCAAGGTTGGCCGACTCCTGCCGCGACAACACCATCTGCGACAGGTCGATCTCCTGCTCGTTGGTGTGCTCGACGCCCTCGGGGTTGCGCAGGCCGAATAACTGGTACCCGTCGGCGTACTGGTTGTCGGGGTCCTGGTGCCGAACGCCGATCTTCGTTGGCAGGTCCTCGATGGCCTCGTCGGTGATGGCCCACTTGTCGTCCTTCGCCTCGTCGCCGTCGAGCCGGGTACCGAAGTGCGAGAGCGCCGCGCCGTTCTCGATGGCGACGCGGTCGGCCTGGCCAAACTCGGTGAACGTCAGTACGCCGTCGCGGTCCTGGGCCATCAGTTGCCCGGCCAGCAAGATCGGCTGCAGCGCCGTGATCGCCGGCACCGGCCCACGCAGGTACGCGCCGAGGAACGGGCGCGGCGTGATCGCCGACACGTCGACCGCCGTCGGCGAGAAGTTGCACCGCTCGACGAGGATGGTCTGGATGGCGCGGCCCCAGTCCATCGACGCATCCGGGTCGATGACGGCCTCCATGCTGTACGGCAGGCTGTCGCCGAACTGCGTGGCGAAGAACTGGTCGAGGCCCTGGTACGCGACGCCCCGATAGCCTGGCACGTTGCCGCTGCCCTTGTCGGCGACGATGAGCGCGTCCTCGCCCTGCGTCTCGGTGCCGCTGCGGAAGAACGCGGACGGCGTGAACGAAGGCGGGAAGATTCCAGTCGTGAAGCCGCGATCATCGAAGAACTCGATGCGCGGCGGATTCGTGATTGACTGTGGGAACGTGGGCGGCGGTATGGCCGTCGGCGGTGCGGTGGTCGAAGACGGCCCCCAGGCTTGAAAACTCCCAGCCGTGCCCGCACTCAGCGCCAAATAGACGCCGACGCCGCTATAGACACCGGCGTTGCGGATCTGCAGCTGGTCGAAGCGGTTGAACAACTGCGAGACTAAGTTGTTGGTGCTGCTGGTCGCGTTGACACCTATCCAGGTGCCAACACCGAACGGGCCAGGGCTTACGCGATTCGTTGCCGCCTCGGCAAAAAGAACGTTGTCGACGCGGCGAATGGTCGCCGGCGCAAAGGCATTGCCAGCGGTCGCCGCGATGCCTGCGAGGATCTGCCCGCTGTATTCCCGCAGCTCGATGTAGCTCGGCGTGGTGCTGTGACCCACGACGGAGGTGACCTTGAAGTAGCCCGTGTTAATGTCGACCCCAGCCGTCTGCACCCAGTCGCGCAGCTCGACGGCGTCGTTGACGGCGAACAGGTTGGCGAAGTCGTTGTCGAGCGTGGTCAGCGCCGTCAGCCGGATGCGCGGGCCGACCTCAATCGACAGCACCATGCGCGACGACGTGATGCCGTAGATATTCCGCGTGCTGTAGATGAGCTGCTTGCCGTTGCCGTACAGCGAGCGCATGGCCAGCGTCGGGCGGTCGTTGAGCGCAACGACGGCGTCAAAGTAGACCTTGCGCTGTTGTACCTGCGTGCCGGCCTTGCTGCTGCCTGCCGTCGACTCGCGCACCTTCGACGCCTGCCAAAGGATGTGCGTCGGAACTCGCACGCGAGCGCCAAGCGCGTACATGCGCGGCGCGCCCGGCTGGTTGCTGCCGATCGGCGTGTCGAGCAGGCGCGGCGATGCCGCATCTTGCCGCTTCTTCCCCTGAAGCGCGGGCATGATGTAGTAGTAGTCGATGACGGCGGCACCGATGCCGACCGCCCAACCGACGACGGGGACAGCGGCGAACACGCCCGCCGACATCGCAACGCCTGCGCCTGCGCTTGCCATTACTCAATCCCTCGGATGCGCCAGTAGGTGTCTACCTCGCCAGGCCACGGAACCAGCTTGACGAGCTGACCCTTGCCCCAGGCGTGAACGACGCGAGGCGTGCCGCCCTCGTCGTAGCCAACAGGCACTACGACGTGCCGCGCCTGGCGTCCGGCGCGCACCTGCCACAGATGCGCGCGCGCTGGCTCGTAGACGCGGTCGCAGTAGGACATCAGCCCGCCGGCGAGCTGGTCGCCGCCGGGGACGAGGCCGTAGTCCGCCGTCTCCGGCAGCTCCAGCCCGCAGACCACCGCAGCGGCCCACGGCACGCCGACGCAGTCGAGCGCGCCGCCGATCGTGCGCCCGCGATGACCAACCGGCGTACCGACGCAGGACAGCACCGCCGCCAGGAAGTCGGCGCGCGCAATCATTGCTCCTCTGGCGGTTCGATAAGCTGCTGCGCGCTCGGCGCGTAGGGGTCGCCGCCGAAGTTGAGCACGTTGTTGAACTTGTCGCGGCAGGTGCCAATCAGGCCGTCGCAGCCCACCTGCACGATGCCGTAGTGCGACGTGGTCACATCGAACGGCGTCGGCAGCAGCAGCGTGATGTCGCGGTTGTTCGCCTTGTAGTCGGCGATCGGGAACACGCGCCCGATGTTGGGGCCGTTGGTGAACAGCACCGAGCCGTCGCGGAACCACTGGTCAGCCAGCGCGCCGTCGACGCCAGCGATGCGGAACTCGTACCGCCCTCGCGTCACGCTGGTCACGATGAAGCCGCTCCCGATGCGGTACCCGATCGTGTTGGCCGGCTGCGTCGTCCAGGCCGAGTCGAGGAAGGCCTGGGTCGCCGTGTTGCTGATGATCTTGCGAAGCTGACCCGCGCCGGTCGTGACCGCGCCGTTGGCGGTCGTCGTGAGCCACCACTGCTGCGTCGTCGAGCTGGCGAACTGGTTGGGCGTCCAGGCCTTTGTCGTGTCGATCACCGAGTCGTAACCGACCGACGTGGCGACCGCCGAGGCCGTGCTCGTCGCCGCCGCGTTGATCTGCGTCCAGGGACTGATGTCCTTCTTGCAGAAGCGGTCGCCCAGTCGGTACTGGCACTTGGTGGTGAAGAATCCGCCGAAGCGGCCCGCCTGCGGGCGCTGAAGCTGCTGCGTGCGGCCCTCCAACGTCGCGGTGAACGTCGCGCCGGTGCGAGTGATCTTGCGGATCCAGCGGCGATGCCGAGCAAACACCACGTCGGGCTTGCGCCAATCAACGAGCACCTGCCGCACCTCCGCGCCGAGGAAGTTCTGCGCGTCGAGGTCGGTGCTGGTGATCTGGATCTCGTCGACGATGCCCTGCGCGTCCTGGTCGCCGCTGCGAAGCGCGCCCTCGCGGCGGTCGGCAGACAGCGCGCCCATGATGATGGGGCGGTACGTCCGGCCCTCGAACGTGAGCTGGCGGTCGTGGTCAGTGCACGCCACTTCGACGCCGTCGCTGCGCACGATGAGCAGCAAATGGCAGATGGCCTTTGCGTGCTGGAACCGCAGGCTCTCCAGCGCCTCGTTGCCGGGCCGGGTGGTCACAGGGTCACCTGCGACCCCAGCAGGGTCAGAGAGCCGATGACAGTGAGCGTGGCAGCCGGTAGCCGTCGCGTGCTGTTGCCCGCCGCGCCGCCCGCCGCGCCGAAGATGCCGGTGAGGTTGCTGTTCTGGCCGGCGTTGCCGACGACGCCGAGGCCGCCGCCTGCGCCGCCTGCTGCCGCGAAGGCGTTGGGCTGGCCACCGAGGCCGCCGGCCATCAGGCCGCCCGGCTGGCCCGCGCTCGACAGGTCGCCCTGCATGACCGGGCCTCCTGCGCCGACGGGGGCGCCAGCGCCGCCACCGCCCGAGCCGCCGAAGTAGTCGATGCCGTTGTCCCGCCGCCGCGCGCCGCCACCACCGCCGCCACCGCCGCCGGCGATCGTCGCGCCAGCCGCCACGATGACCGTCGGCAGGTACACGTCAAGGCCTGGCCCGCCCGCGCCGCCGGCGGTCTGCCCGGTGCCGTTGACCTGCATACCGCTGCCGCCGAGGCCGCCGCGCCCGACGATCATGGCCCCGGCCTCCATCTGCAGCAGCAGCGTCGAGCCGGTGGGCCATGCGCCGGTGTCAAAGCTGCCTTGCTCGGTGTTGCCTCCGCCGAGGACGACGCCGGCCCCGATGCGGCAGACGATGGCCACAGGCCCCATGCTCGACGTGTAGCCGTACTGCCGCGAGATGTCCCGCCGCAGGTTGGTCACCGTCGCGCTGCTGGCCGTGTAGGCCACGACGTAGGGGATGCGCACAGCGTTCAACGCCGCGCTCTCCGCGCAGGTGATGCTTGACACCAATGGCAGCCAGGTGCCGTCGGGCATCGCGTAAAACTCGCAGGCTTGGTTCACGCCGACAGTGAAAAGATACGTGGTGCGCTCATTCACGTCGATGGCGAAGCTGCCAAGGTTGACCACCGTCACGGATGGCTTGCACCCGATCGTGCAGTCCGTCGCAGACGGAAGCCAAAACTCGATGCCGATGTCGTTCGGTCGCACAATGTACAGCCGCGCGCGGTTCGGCCCGCTGTCGAGCTGCGCGTAGTACGGCGAGTCGCCAAGGTTGAGCGTCACGTCGAGCGCGCCGCCGCGTTGCTCCTCCAGGGCAGTCATCAGTACGTCACCCACGAGTACGTCGTCGAGGTGCGCACCAGTCCCACGCGAACCGTCGTTCCGCTGGTAATAGTCGTGACAGTCGCGCCGGCATCGTCGCGCAGCGTGATCGACGCGCCGCCGCCGGTGTGCAGCAGCGTGAACACGTGCGGGCCGGACGCCTGGTAGGTCGGCACCGGCAGGAACAGCGACAGGCCAGCGCCAGACGGCTGGTACGTGATCAGCGCGCCGTCGTTGAACGCCAACCGGTAGCTGCTGCTGATGGTGCCAAGCGCCTTGCTTCCACCATTCTGCCACCGCTCGGGCCACTCGACTTCCGCAAGCACTTCCTGCACGTCGAGCGACGGCAACGACCAGACGCCGAACGCATCAGCCTGCAGCCTCGTCCAGCGGTCCACGTCGAGGGTGAAGCGCACCGGCACGTCGAACTGAAAGCCGGCAGTGATGACGACGCCGACGCCCGGCGCGGTGCCGAACTCGATCTGGCCGGCGCTGTTGACCGTGAAGGACGTAGTCGTCACGCCGTTCAGCGCCGCTACCACCGTGCCGCTCACCGGCAGCGTGATCGTCCGCGTGTACTCGTTCGGCCCGCCCACCTCGTACCGCTTCACGAGCTGGTACGTCGTCACGGTGCCGTTGCCGGTGCCGAGGATCATGTCGAGCGTCGTAGGCGTCGCCTGCCCGTTGCTGGCGCTGCTGTAGTCGCTCCAGTCCTTGCACCGGAAGCTGTGCAGCGCGCCGCGACGCGCGAGCGCGAACGCCTTCAGCGTCTGCGCCTCCTGCGACGTGCGCAGCTCGGAGCGAAGGCCCATGCGGTGAACGCTCTGCGACTGGCGAGCGACGCGGTACTCGTGGCCGCTTGCCGTCTGCTGGACGATCGTCGAGAAGCCAGCGCCCATGCTGCTGCCGTACTGGAACTCGGGAGGCAGTGAAACGTCGTGGAAGGCCATGATGCGCTAGTTTCGTGGGGTCTCGCCTGGAGCGGTCAAGCCTGCGTTCCCGCCGGCCTGCGTCTGCGTGAGGCCCGAGACAGCGCCCCGGAAGATCGCCGCGCCAACATCCGACAGGCCCTGGCGCGCGATGCTGGCGACGATGGAGGCGAATGCCTGGCGCAGCGTCGTGGTCTTCATCAGCACGTCCGCGAAGGCGCTGCCGACCGTCGCGCCGATGTTGCCGGCGTAGTCAGCAGCGCGGGCCATGTTTTCGGCGACGCGCTGCGAGTCCTCGGCCTCCTTGCGCTTGTATTCGGCGATCAGCATGGCCGTCTGGGCAGCGCCCTGCATCCCGCCACGGAAGTAGTCAGTGCCGCCAGCCTGCGCCGGCGTCGGAACCATGCCCGTCTCGCGGGCGCGCGCGCGGAGGAAGTCCTGCGTTTGCTCCGCGTTCAGGCCGACATCAGGCATACGCCCGCGTTCAAACTGGCGCACAGTCACGCCCTGCATGCCCGCGGCGTAGCTGCGATTCGTGTAGGAGCCGCCCTGCCGCATGTAGTCGAGGGCCTGCTGGTTGCCTCGCGACGCAAGGAACCGCATGGCGTCCATGCCCATGCCCGACGCCTGCAGCTCCTGCATCGACATCCCGCGCCCCATGGCCTGCTCGGCGGTGCGCATCAGGAGCGCCCGCCGCTGCGCGCCGGTGTCGGCGTTGATGCCCAGGTACTCGGCAGCCGCCTCGGTGGCCCGAACCTTGCGAATCTCCGCGCCGAGTTCGCCGTAGGCGTCGGCGGCCTTCTTGGTGTTGTCGCCGAAGACAGACATCGCCGTGCTGATTGCCCCGATCGCCGTCGCAATCAACAGCAGTGGGTTTGCCCGGACGACAGAGCTGAGGGTCATCATCACGGACTGCAGTCGACCCGTCGCCGCAGCCGCCGTGGTAATCTTGGTGCCGTAGATGTCGTAGGTGGCCGTGGTCTGCTGAATGCCCTGCGACAACTCGCGGAAGTCCTGCGCCGTCCTGCCGATCTCCAGCAGCGTCCGCGCCGCGCTCGACGCCGCCGCCGCCGCGTTCAGGTCGGCGAGGGCCTTGGCCGTCTGCGAGATGCCGCCGGCGACCTGGATGGTTCCACCGGTGGTCTGAAAGGCCTTATTGAGCGCCTGGTCGGTCAGCTTCACCGACTGCGTGACCTTGCCGAGCGCCTGCTGCGCCTGCTGCGCGCCGCGCTCCATGCCCGTCGCGTCGATCGTCAGGTCGAGCACGTTCGCCATCAGTCGCCCTCGCGTTGATCTCTTGGACGTACACCCGGTCCATCGCCTTCAGCATCCGGCACCAGCGCCGCCGCTCCTCGCCGCGGATGTCGTGGTCCTCGCAGTACCTCGACACCTCCAGCCAGGACAGCGCCTCGCCGCTCGACACGTCGCGCCCGTCCATCAGCATGGCCCAGGCGTTCCAGACCGGCATCAGATCCGGCGCCAGCTCGGGCGGCTCGGTCGCCTCGTCGCGCAGCTCGTCGGGTACTCGCCGGCCCTTGCGGCGCAGCCAGTCCCGTAGCCCGGCCTCGGCGGCCTGCTTCTGGGGTCTGGTGCGCGTGAGCTGCCATCGCAGGGCCTCGATCAGTTTCCCGACGCTCGGGCTTCCTCGTCGGCCAGCAGCGACGCCTTGTCCCTTGCCGTCACGAGGATGAAGTCCAGGAGGTTTGTCCAGGCAGCATCGGCCAGCATCCGGGCCGCGTCTGCCACTCGGTACGCCAGCGGCTGCCCGCCCACCGTGAGGTTGTGGCAGCCCGCCCACAGGGCCTTGGCGGTCGCCTGGGCGAGGATCTGCCGCTCGTCGGCTGCCGACAGCCGCTTGTCGCGGATGTCGATCAGGAAGGGCCGGCGGGCCTCCTCCAGGGCGCGCTCAAACTCGACGCCGGCGGGCCGGATCAGCACCGCCGGCACGTCGCCGGGCTGACCGCGCACAGGGACGCCCGACAGCGTGCCGTCAGGGTTGCGCGACAGCGCCCACCAGACGCCGCCGGCGAGCTTGGCCTCGTCGAGCTTGCAGGTGTTCAGGTCCATCGGCGCAGCCTATCAGTCCCAGCGCTGCATCCGGCAGGTGATATTCTGCGTCGCGTCGAGGTATCCCGCCACCGACAGAGCGCGGAAGATGTCGCTGCCCGGCCCCGTCACCGGGATGCCGTGGTCGGTGATCTTGCACGTCGGGATGGCGAACGACCAGCCGCGGTTGCTCGCGTCCGCGGCGAACACCCAGAAGTTGGTGGCGTTGTTCGCCAAGAAAGTCGTGTGGTCTTCCTGGTTGTCGAAGTACGCCGAGGCCTGCACCGCCGCGCCGTACTGGCCGCGCGACATGCTCACCGGGCCGAGGGACGCGAGCTGCTCGCGCGGGGTGATGTTGTTCGACAACGTCAGCGTGACCGACTGCGCCGGCACGTCGGTGTCGGTCGTGCCGTTGCCGAGGATGATCTCCTGCACGCCGATCGGGTCGAGCGTCGGGCGGGCCGTCATGGCCGAGTACGTCGCACCGGCGATGAACACGTCGGTCGTGCCCGTGTTGCCAGTGACGATACTGTCCCTGGCCTCAATCTGGAACGTCACCGTGGCGAGCTGGTTGACGGCGAGGTTGATCGTCGCCGAGTTGAAAACGACGCCCCGGAAGATGTGGGCGCGCTGCAGGTCCAGGTGCGCCACCTCGACGGTGAAGCTGGGGGACAACAGGGCGTTGGTCGTGCGCGCGGCGCGGCTGACCGTGACCGCCGAGCCGCCGGCGGTGAAGTTCGCCGCACGGTCGACAGTCAGCGTGCCGGTGACGCTCGCCGTCACCCGGTAGAGGCCGTTCTCAGCAGCGACCGACGAGCCAGTGACGCGCACGATGTCACCGACGGCGAAGTCAGTGGCGAAGGCGAACGCCGCCTTGGTGATGGTCTTGGTGCCGCCTGGAATGGTGCAGGTGCCCGTCGAGGCAGCCGCCGTCGCCGTGGCCGACATGATCGCCTGCATGGCCAGGTCGAGCGCCTCGCCGCTCGGGCTGTGCCGCAGCTCGCACGGGATCGTTCCCGTCGCGCCTCGCCCAGTGCGCACCATGTCGTCGATGTTGCGCGTGGTGTTGATCACGTTGCTCGGCGTCTGCGTCACCCGGTCGGTGATGCCGTGCCCGGTGATGGGCAGGATGCGCATCGTCGGGGTCGCGGGAGTCGTGCCGTAGGTGCTCTCGGCTACGAGGGAAATGCGGGTACGGAAACCTTCGGCCATGGTCAGGTAGTGGAGTAGTCGGCTTCAAACGGCACGCGCACCGTGCGCGACGCCAGGGCGTCCTCGGCGTCGAGCGCGCCGACAACGGTCGGGGGCGGCGTGAATCGCACCACAGGAGATGCGATCGTCACGCCACGGAAAGCGTCGAGCACGGCCTCGGCCTTGCCCAGTATGTCAGCGTCGCCGCGCTCGCGAGGCTGCGACAGGCGGACCTCGACCTCGCCGACGGCACGCCAACGGCGCGGGCGCCCGAGAGTCAGGAGGCGCTCCTCGCGCACCTGCACGGTCACGCGCGCGGTCGGGACCGTCGAGGCCACCGCCGGCGCGTTGTCGTACACGACGACGAGGCCTTGCGGCGTCGCCACCTGCGAGATGAAGCGGCTGCGGATGGCGGCGATGGCGGCAGCTTGGCTCATCGGCGCACCGCGTAGAGTTGGCGCAGGCCTTCCAGGGTGGGGCCGAAGACGCCGTTGGGAGCCTGTTTTGACCAGGGCTTCTTGCTGCCGCTGCCGTACTCGATCACCTCGGCATACGGCACCGGGCACGTGAAGTGCACGCGGACAGGGCGCGTGATGGTTGCCACGACGGCCCGCATTTCCTGCGTCACGCGCGCACCGCTCGGGTCGACGCCCGGCAGCTCGGTGCGCAGCGGCGTGTTGATGTTCGCCTGCAAGTTGCGCCGCATGTGGCCACCGACGTAGCCCGCGCGCCGGATGATCGGCAAGCCACGCGCGCGCCTGCCCTCGTTGATGGCCCACGCCTCAGGGTTGCCCACGGGCGTGTTGATGACGAGGCCCCGGATGGCGTCCTGGCACACCTTCTTGAGCACCTGCACGGGCTGCTTGCGGGCGTTGTCGTCGACCCAGCGGTTCAGCTCGGCGACGAACTGCGGCGTGTTGCTCACGGCGTCACCTCGCCGGCGTCGCAGCGGTAGCCGGTGACGACGCCCTGCACCGCGTACTTCTCGACGGCGACAAACTGCCACGTCTTCGCGCCGACGGTGATGCGGTCGCCCTTCTTCGGCACCAGCGCGAGGCCGCTGGCAGGGATGTACCACGTGGCCGTGACGCTCTGGTCGATGCCGGCGGCGGCGTAGCGGCTCACGTCGCTCACCGGGCCGTCGGCAGTGACGGTCGCCGTGGCCGTGGTCTCGGTGACAGTCCCTGCCGCCGCGTAGGCGGTCGCCGTGCGCACGGTGAGCGTCGCGGTCTGGCCGAACGTCGCCGCCAGCTCCGTCTCCAGCGCGAGGAACTCGTCGGCGAGCGTCATAGGTCCAGCCACCCCCAGCTACCGCCCGAGGACACCAGGCCGGCGGTCTGCAGCATCCGCTCGACCTGGACGAGCTGCGTCTCGCTCGGCTTCGTTCCGGCGTACGTGACCGACTTGGACGCGCCAGACGCCGCCGAAAGGGCCTCGCTGCGGATGTCGCCAGTGGTGCGGACGGTCGGGCTGATGCTGACGCCCTGGATGTGCATCAGCGCCATCGCCGCCGTCGCCTGCTGCAGCCGCACCGGGATCACGTCGCTGGCAATCTCGTTGCCGGCGCTGTCGTAGGCGTACGTGCGTGGCCAGTCGAGCGCCTGCGCGGTCGAGTAGCGGAAGCCCGACCAGCGCCCGCCGTAGCGAGCGTCCAGCGCCATCGTGGCCTCGCGGATCGCGGCCTCGCGCGTCGCCACCGTCGCCGACGACCAGGCCGACGGGTTGCCGTA